ATTATACCCTAAAAATTTAATAACCTTTAGAGAGATAATTTATATTTCTTTCAACATAGCTTCCACTATTTTTAACAAATACTCTAAATCCAGTTGTTGTTTCGTTTGATAATCCTAAGCTATCGCCCTCTTGTGCATCAACTATTGTACAAACAGTTTGAGGTACAGCATTGAATGGTGTTGAATGTACTTTGTCGTAATAAGTCGTTGATGTTGTAATTGTGCCTTTATCAATTCTATCTGGCATATCAACAGCAAAAGAATATTCTTTTAGATATGGTTTAACAGATGGTTTATATGAATAAAACTCAACTCTGAATTTAAAAGCTTTTCCTACATATGTTGCATTTTCTTGGTTCTTCCAAGCTCCAAAAGCAGTCCCGTCCATTGAAATAGATATTTGTCTTTTTATAGCAAATAATCTTGCTAAATCTCCATCAAAATCGCCAATATTATCAAAGTCAATAATATAATCCATTAAGTTTTCAAAGTCTTTAGCTATTACTTGAATAGAGCTTGTAATAAAGCAAGACTGAACACTTGATAGTGTTACTACATTTGATGATTGATAAGTTCCATATCTTGTATCTGTTCCACTTTCTGGGAGTAAGTCAAAGTTAGCAAGTAAATCAACATTTAAAACATCATCAATTAAAGTAGCAGAACTTATTGTTAATGCTCCATCATATATTAAATCTGGGTCATCAGCTTCATTTACATTGTCTTTAGTTCCTGCCCAGTCTAAAGCTCTCTCATCAAAAGTAGCAATTACATTTTTCGTTAGTGTTAAATCGCCCTCAATGCTAAATACTTCAGCAGTTGCAGAATAGAACTCATATCCGTAAGTATTTTTATAATACTTTTTAATTGAATATTCTCCCTCTCTTGATGGATAAAAAATATTATCACTTGCTTCTTGAACAATTGAGCCAATATTCCAAACACTGTTATCTCTTATTTGATATTTAATATTGATATTGTCATCTTTTTCCCAAGTAAATGCTACTTTATTTGAGTTGTAATATTCAACAATATTAGTTACATTATCAAGAAGATTAGAAACTGTATATGTAAATGGAAGAGATGAGCTTTCATTTCCTGCGGTATCTTCTGCCCATACTGTAAATTTATTTTCTTTACTTGATAGTTGATATTCAAAATAACTATCTTGCGTGTAATAAACTTTAGACCCAATAGCAAGACCAAACCTTAAGAAGTCATCAGGTTTATTATAGTTCCAATTTAATACAATCTTCTCTAAAGTATTTGTCGCAGTAATAGAACTAATCCCTGATGGAGCTGTTGCTGTAATTGAAGTGCTAACTGCTGCACTATTATTATCTCCAGTATCTTGTGTTATAACTTTAAAAGTTTTAGTATCTAAGCCTTTTGAAAAATACTCAAATTTATTTATTTTAGTTCTACCAATTTCAGTATTTGCATAATAAACAATAAACTCTCTAAAGTCATCATTAATTTCATAATCCCATACTAAAGTAAAGTTGTTACCAGTTTCAGTACAATTAAGATTAGTAATAGCATTTGGAACTGTTGCTGTAATTTCAACAGATACTCCATCACTTAATACAGCACTTGTATCAATTGATTTAACTGTGAATGTTTTAGTATCTAAGCCTTTCGATAAGTAGCTAAATGTTTTGTTTTTAGTTCTACCAATTTCAGTAGTTCCATAATAAACCACATATTCAAGAAAGTCAATATCTATATTGTTTGCTTCGTGTTCCCAAGTTAAAGTGAATACATTTCCAACTTCGCTACCACTTAGACTATCAATAGGATTTGGCTTAGCAAATTTACCGATAAACAGATGACTTGTTTTTACATCATTTACTTTGAAATAATAAGTTGTATTATCTATAAGTCCATAAATGTTCTTGCTATTTGAAAGTGAAGATTGCCCATACTTGTTGTAAGTAATATCATCATTGCTAACATATACATCATTAGACAATTTATTAGAAACAAAAGATATATTTAACACTGCTTCAACATTGCCTTGTTTATTATATTGCAAAAACTCATTAAACATAATATTTGATGTACCAATTTTTGGAACATAATCAGCAACTGGTACTTCATCTTCAATATTATATATTTCAGGAATATACTCAATTGCAGTTATCTTAGTTTTTAAATCATCAAGTTTGCTTATATTTATTACTTTGAAATATTTTCCATCTGCAAAAGTATATTTAGAGTTTTTAGATGGAGTAGAAGTAAAGCTTGAAGCCAAAGTTAAAGTGCTTGTTGTAGTGCTAACTGAAACTGGAACAGTAAATTTTTCTTCAACTATATCAGTATCTATATGTTGTACTCTAACTCTATATGCTACTCCAACATCCAGCGTTACATCTTGGTCTAAAGTAATTGTATTTGATGTAGCACTTTGTACTAAGCTTCCTATACCATTACTCCATTTAGGTGCTGAATGTTGTACATAGACAATATCATACAGACCACAATGTAAAGCATCTATATCACAAGACCAAGAAGATATAAGTGTTTCATATCTCATTTTTCTAAGTGCTATTTTTCCAAGTTTTACAGCCATATCTCTTGAAGTACAACCATAAAGAACTAAACTTGTTTTCTTTTCAATATCAACGCTATCTTGTTGCATTATAAGAGTGTTTCTTTCATAATCTAATGTTGAATCAAAATATGTTAATTCTAAAGTATTAAATCGTTCTTCAATATTAATATATTCTTCATTATATGAATCATAAGCAATATTACTATCATTAAATATGAAGGCTTGTACTGGTGCTGTATTATAAGACTCCCATCTACAATCCCATTGTAGTCCTTTTTGGAATATGTACCCTTGACCTAATGAAGCTATCATATCTAATACTTTTTTAAAAGACATTTGTGTTTCAAGATAAATATTTACAGAATACACATTATCATTACAATATGTAGCCCATTCACTAAATTTAGCTTCATTTACTGAACCATCAAGATATTCAGTAATTAAGAATCTACACGCCCAAGCAGGATTATCAAGAGGTCTATCTTCATCTTTACCTAATCTTTGAACAACAGCCGAAACTGTTGGTAAACTACCACTTAGTTGGTCAGTAGCAAGAGCTTTAATCGCAAGAAGTGCAATGCTTGGGTATCTTTGTGTTAAAGTAGTAGACTCTCCATCTGTATTTATTACTTCTTTTGATAAATATTCCGTACGACTTGTAAAAATAGCTTTATCTCTAACCTTAACATCTGTGCTTACTACACTATCCCTTTTAATTCTCATTTTATAAGTAGCTGTTGGCAATATAGGTGTTTCAAATACAAATGATACCGTTTCTTGTGTTTTAGCTTTACATAATAAAATTTGAGAAGTTCCAGATAATACTCTAGTTCCGTAGTGAGCTGTTTGCTTAGTATACCCAGAAACTGGAGTTGGAGAAGTAGACCAATATGTTGTTTGTTTTGCAATTCCATAGTTTCCACTTTTACTTATTTGCGTGCTATTTATAATTGTTCCATAAGTGCTTGCATACATAGTAGCATTTACATATTCGTACCAAGTAGTACCATCAGAGTCAATAAGATATAGCCCTGATTGATTTCCGCCAAATGTTGTAGTATATTGTCCAGCAATAATAAATGACCAAGTATCTGAAGTAAAAGGTAAATAAGCAAGAAGATATGCTTGATTTGATACTTGAATTATACTCATAGCACTATTAGGAGATACTTCGTCTGCAATAACATTATTCCAAGTTACACCATTATCAGATGAGTATTGTGCATAACACCTAACACTTTGTTCTGCTAAATTTCCAGAACTATCAAACTTACATAATCCATTAAATGTTATTTGTAGTCCTACTTTATGCACTGATTGAGCAGTTGTAAAATTATACCAATCTGTTCCAAGAACTAAATTTCCTTGATTAAAATCTGTTCTTGTTTCAGTGAAGTTTGGCTCTGCCTTACTCGTTGTTCCAATAGGCTCTTGGTCTGGAGTTCCAAATCTAATATGAAAAGTAGATTGTGCATAGTTATATATTGAATTATTATTTATTTGTACATTATCTATCGAGTCTATTTCTCCAAGATTAACAGCAAATAGTTGGTTCAATGTTTGAGTTTGGTCTTGTTCATTTTTGATATAAGCATTAATGTATGGGGGTTTTATCTTGTGTGTACCAAGAAGTATTGGAAGTATTGCACCCTCTGCTTTTTGATTAGATGGATTATCCCACCCATAAGTTGCTGAGTCAGTACCTAAACTATCTCCAGTAGTTGGTATATCTGGAGGCAATAGTTTATTAAGTGCCATTGTTGCAACAATAGAAGCACCTGCAACAGCCAAAGAGCCAAGAAATGATAATGAACCAGCAGTTGCACCAGCTCCCCAAGTTGTTGCACCTACAAGCCCACCAGTATAATATGTAACAGCTATCATTGCAGCCATTTTTAACATACCGTTGAAATTTTCTCCACCCTCTGGAATTAAATAAATATAAAATACATCATTTTCTTTGGCTATATAATCAGTAGAAACAAGTAAGTCATCTTTATATATTACAACATCTGATAGTTCATTACTATCTAAAACATCTTGTATTTTTTGACCTACTTCAATAGTAACAATCTTATGTTCCATTGGATTCAAATAAGATGATACTACTGCACTTGTTTGGAATTTTACTTGATTTGTAGGCTTAAAATTATCTACTATCATTGCCAACCTTTTTATTTGTATTATACCAAATTAGGGTGGTTAGCATAACCTTTAATATTTAACATTTCTATTTTTGATATTACACAGCCAGTTTTCTTTGAAGTGTGTAGCACTCGACCCTCTCCAACATAAATTCCAATGTGATTTATAATTGAGTGATGGTCTGCATTATTCATTAAAATAAGCGTCCCATATTTTGGCTCTTTTACCATTATAAAATTATTTGATTGCTTTATTATCTCTTTATGAATTAGTCTATAAGCATCATCTTTCATAGAGTCCATATTTATAAGTTCTAAGTTAAATTCTTTTAAATAAAAGTATCTTACGAGCTGATAGCAGTTCTTTTGTTCATAAGGTATTGCTAAATAGTCTAATGTTTTCAAAACTTAATACCAGTTGGACTTAATGATAAGAAGCCACCAAAATTGATAGTATTATTATGTAACCTACAATCTGTTAAAGATTTATTGCAAGTAGTTAATGCACCAGCATATTGACAAGTTTTAGCATCTTTATACTTCCAATTGCAAGTTCTTGTTAGTCTGCTATAAGGAAACATTCTTGATACTAGATTATCTGCACCAATAGTTAAAGTAACATCATTAGCTGTTAAAGTAAAAGATAATACTTTAAAGTCCCAACTAAGTGGAGTTAGATTACTTAAAGCTTCAGTATTAACTATTCTAAGTGTAATAATAATATTTTCTGTTCCACCATTCTTTCGATAATAGTCAAAGTCTTGTATGTAACTTCCAATAGCTCTTCTTACATTAGATAGTGTCATAGAAACTTCTTTAACACTTCCATCACTTGACTCTTGTATTTCGGGTAAAGAAAAAGGAAATGGTAAGTATGTATGATCATTCCATTCTATATTATCATTTGTATCGCATAAATATAATGTATCACTATCTGGTATTACAACATCAAGTAGTTTGATCCAAACACTGTCCGTACTTAGTTTATTCTTTTCTTGGATCTCTATACTTGTCATTACCATACCTCTCGTAATGCGATATCAACAGATACTTTTCTTAGCTCATTGTAGCTATACGATAGCTCCTCTGCATCAAAAACAACATTATATAGAGCCAATGTCACTGGATG